TTGCTTCGCAGAAGCACATCGGCGTGAACTTTACGACTGCCGAAATGACCATGCAGTTGGACGACTTTGCAGAGCGCGTGCTGAAGCCGCGTATCAGCCAGTTGGCCGCCAGCATCGACGCTGACGTTGCTAACTCGTTTAACAGCATCTATCAGTCTGTCGGCACTCCCGGCACGACCCCGGCGACGACCTCGGTTCTTCTTGCTGCCCAGCAGAAGTTGAACGAGTCGGCTGCTGTGATGTCGCCGCGTTATGTCACCGTGAACCCGGCTGCCAATGCCGCGCTCATTGAGGGCATGAAGGGCTTGTTCAACCCGGTTAGCACCATCTCGGCGCAGTTCAAGAACGGCATGTTTGGCGAAGGCATCCTTGGGTTCGAGGAACTCAACATGTCGCAGTCGATCAAGCAGTTTACGACTGGCAGCCGTACGGGCGCTCACACGGTCACGACCACGGTCACCGCTCAGGGCACTTCGACCATTGCCATCACCGGCACTGGCACGCAGACCATCAAGAAGGGCGACGTGTTCACGATCAACGGTGTGTATGCCGTTAACCCGCAGACCCGCGAATCGACTGGCTCGCTCCAGCAGTTCGTGGTAACGGCTGACGTGCAGGCATCGGGTGGCGCTTATGCGTCCGTCTCGATCAGCCCGGCGATCTACACCTCGTCGGTTGCTCTCGCGACTGTCTCGTCGTTCCCGCAGGCTGGCGACACGATCACCTTCTTGGGTGGCGCTTCGACCCAGTACCCGCAGAACCTCGTGTACCATCGTGACGCCATCGCGTTTGCCACGGCTGACCTCCTGCTCCCGCAGGGCGTTGACATGGCTTCGCGTCAGGTCCACAACGGTATCTCCATGCGCGTTGTCCGTCAGTACGACATCAACAACGACCGTATGCCGTGCCGTATCGACGTTCTCTACGGTTACAATGTGATTCGCCCGCAGATGGCCGTCCGACTTTGGGGTTAATGCCATGAGTTATGTACTCGGCAATCTCCCCAAGCAGGCGGTTATCAGCGTCACGCTGTCGCCATCAGCCGTTTCCGCGAACACGTCTGCCGAGCAGACGTTCACGGTCAACGGTCTGTTGGCTGGAGATCACGTTGCGGTCAACAAGCCGACGGCCCAAGCGGGCCTCGGTATTGTTGGCTCGCGTGTCTCGGCAGACAACACGCTGGCAATTACGTTCGGTAACTTTTCGGGTGGCTCAATTACTCCGACGGCAGGAGAGACGTATCGCGTCCTTCTAAGCCGCCCGGATCGAGTTATCACCGACGGCAACATTTAAGAGGTAATTAGAAATGGCACTTCCTAATGGTACTAGTGGGTATCAGTACAATCCGGGTGCGGTTGGTGAGCCGCTGTTGTTGGTGCAGGGCGCTCCGGTTGCTCTGACGGCTGGTGCGACTGCAACGGCTGCTCAGTTGGCGAACGGCCTGTTTACGTTCAACGGCACGGCGGGCAATCTTGTCCTTCCGGCTGTCGCTGACCTTGAGTTGGTTGTTTCGGCTGACAAGACAGATGTGGCGTTTGACTTCTACGTCGTGAACATCGACGCGGGTGCGGACGCTATCACGGTGGCGGTGGGCACGGGCTGGACGCTTGTGGGCGCTGGCGCTGTTGCTGCAGGTACTTCGGGTCACTTCCGCGCTCGTAAGACGGGCGTGGGTTCGTGGACCTGCTACCGCGTAAGTTAATTGATATGGCTAATATCTTCCTTCGTCACCCCAAGCATGGGGAAAAGGTCGCAATCTCGTGGCTAGAGGCGCGGGAAGATATGGAGCATGGGTGGGAGGAATTTGACCCTTCTAGCCCAGATGACTCAGAATCCCCGGTGTCGGCAGATTTGTCGGCATCGGGGAATTCTGATAACGCATTAAGGGCGCGACGACGACGCCGGGAGTAATACATGGCAACCACCGCTGCTGACCAGATCAACGGTGCGCTGCGTCTGATCGGGCAATTGGCAGAAGGTGAAGTGCCTTCGGCAGCCACGTCTCAAGACGCCCTCGCTGCCTTAAACCAGATGCTTGACTCATGGAGTACGGAGCGTCTGGCGGTCTACTCGACCCAAGATCAAGTCTACAACTGGCAGCCTAACGTCCGCACCATTACGATGGGGCCGACGGGTACATTTGTTGCCGAGCGTCCGATCCTGATGGACGACGCTACCTATTTTCGTGACGCCTCGACCAACGTGTCGTATGGCATCAAACTGATCAACAACGAGCAATACAATAATATTGCTGTTAAAACGGTAACCTCAACTTATCCACAGTTGATGTGGGTCAATATGACCTACCCGGATGTGGAAATTTACATTTATCCGGTGCCGACTAAGGTATTGGAATTTCACTTTGTGTCGGTGCGCCCGCTGTCTCAGGCGGCTACGCTAGAGACTAATCTCGCATTTCCTCCGGGATATTTGCGTGCGTTTCGCTTTAACCTAGCCTGTGAACTGGCTGCCGAGTTTGGCGTGGAACCATCGCCGCAAGTGCAGCGCATCGCTATGGCGAGCAAGCGCGATTTGAAGCGCATCAACAACCCGGATGACTTGATGGCAATGCCAGCGGCGCTGCTTGTCAATCGTCCGCGCTTTAATATCTTTACCGGAAACTTCTAAGTGAAGACGCCGATCCTAGGGTCGTCGTATGTTATCCGGTCGGTCAATGCTGCCGACAATCGGATGGTAAACCTTTATCCAGAGGTTATCCCAGAAGGCGGAAAAGAGCCTGCGTATCTGCAACGCTGCCCTGGTTTGACGGTAAAAGCCACGGTTGGCACTGGCCCTATCCGTGGCGTGTACAGTCTTGGTAGTTACTTGTATGTCGTGTCAGGCAGCGAGTTTTATCGACTGACAACAACATACGCCGCTAACAAGATTGGCGATGTAACCGGAATTGGTCCGGTTTCTATTGCCGATAACGGAACTCAGATATTTATAGCGTGCAATCCTGACGGGTATATTTACAACACTGACACGCTTGCGTTTGCCCAAATCACTGACCCGGATTTTCCGGGTGCTGTAAACGTAGGCTATCTTGACGGTTACTTTGTATTCAATGAGCCGAACTCGCAGAGAGTATGGGTCACAGCCTTATTGGATGGGCTGTCGGTAGACCCCTTGGATTTTGCGAGCGCGGAGGGTTCACCAGACGGGCTTGTTTCCCTCATCATTGACCACCGAGAAGCGTGGCTGTTTGGCACGAATTCGGTGGAGGTCTGGTACAACTCGGGCGACCCTGATTTTCCCCTCTCCCGTATCCAAGGCGCTTACAACGAGATCGGTTGTATTGCCCCCTACTCGGTCGCCAAGATGGATAATTCCGTCTTTTGGCTCGGCGCAGACGCTCGCGGTCAGGGTATCGTCTACAGAGCGAATGGTTATCAAGGCGTTCGCATCTCTACTCATGCCGTAGAGTTTGCCATCCAAGGATATGGCAATTTGGCCGATGCGGTTGGTTATACCTACCAGCAAGACGGCCATACGTTCTATGTGCTGAACTTTACCGACGCCGATACAACGTGGGTGTTTGACGCTGCAACTGGCGCTTGGCATGAACGTGCTGGCTTCCGTAATGGCGATTTTAAGCGTCATCGTGGCAACTGCCACGCCCGGTTTAACGGGGTGCCTATCATTGGTGATTACCAAAATGGCAAGGTATACGAGTTTGATTTAGACATTTATGCCGACGACGGGCAGACCCAGAAATGGTTGCGGTCGTGGCGTGCGTTGGCTCCGGGCGCTAATGACCTTAAGCGCACCACTCATCATTCCCTCCAAATTGATTGTGAGACAGGCGTTGGATTAGCGGGACGCGATCAATTTGACGGACCTGGAATGATTTTGCTGGAAGATGATGGCCGCATTTTGCTGGAAAACAACGGGACAATCGTAAATATCGGTACGCTAGGAACCGAACTTCTTGAAGAAATTACAACCGAAGATGGTGACACCATTTATGTCACCGGATATGACGGGTCAACTTCTGGATTTTTGTTGCTCGAAGACCAAAGCCCTGCTGTGTTGGGGGCAAATCCGCAGTTAATGCTGCGTTGGTCGGATGACGGCGGTCACACCTGGAACGGAGAACGTCAAGTCTCTATGGGGCGTGTAGGCCAATATGGGACTCGCGTCATATTCCGCCGCCTTGGTATGACGCTAAAACTCCGCGACCGTGTGTATGAGATTAGCGGCACTGATCCAGTTAAGGTCGCCATCATGGGCGCCGAACTACAGATTAGTCCGACGGCATCGTAATGACCCAGAACATCACGCAAATCCCTGCCCCGCGTGTTCCGTTCCTTGATGAACGGACAGGCTTGGTTTCGCGTGAATGGTTCCGGTTTCTTAATAACCAGTATGTGTTAACGGGCGGGGGCACTACCGCCACGTCTATTGCTGATCTTGAGATTACCCCGTCTCTGGCTGCTAATACCGAAGACGAAGTTGCTGTTCTGAAAACACAGGTAGAAGACCTGTACAAGACGCCGCCAATTACGCCGCTAACTCCAGTCAGTTACGGGTCGTTTTTTTCTACGCAGACTCAGGCTGCTGCCGCAATCAACACGGCTACGGCTATTTCATACAACAACGCTGATGCGGCTTACGGAATCTACCGCGATCCGAGCGACAACACAAAAATTAAGGTTAGTCGTCCTGCTATCTACAACGTGCAGTTTTCTGTCCAAGTAGACAAAACGTCTGGTGGCACGGGCCAATTTTATATTTGGCCTGCAATTAATGGCACAGCAGTGTCCAATTCCGCTTCGTTAATTCAAATTCAAGGAAACAACGCTGAAATCTTTTCAGCGGCTAACTTTTTCTTGCCGTTGTCAAACGGCGATTATTTTCAGTTGTATTTTTCGGTTAGCGATTTAAGCGTGCAGTTGCAGCAATTTGCCGCCGCCGCTCCTGTCCCAGCGATACCTTCCATCATTTTGACTGTTATGCAGGTGTACGTATGACTGTGTTTCTCTCCGCTTTTGCTGGCGCAGGAGCGCAACTCTTTACCGACGATGGGTCAATTCTGTCGGGCGGAAAGATTTACACTTATGCTGCTGGCACTACCACGCCGATCAATACTTACACCTCCTACACGGGTGTAACGGCTAACTCCAACCCTATCATTCTTGATTCTGCTGGCCGATTGCCAGAAGACATGTGGCTGTCTGAAGGCCAACGGTATCGGTTTGTCGTTACTAATTCGTCTAATGTTCAAATCCGCGAATACGACGACATTCCGGGTATTAACGACGTATCTACTGAGTCTATTGCGTGGGCTTCGATTACAGGCAAGCCGACGACACTGGCTGGATACGGCATTACGGATGGCATCACAGCGGCAACTGCTGCCAGCACTTATGCCCCGAAAGCATCCCCTACGTTTACCGGCACGCCTTTAATCCCTGACAACGACGGCACAATTACTAACTATGCCGTTGGGTATCGAGAGGCTCCGCCAAACAGCAAAACGAACAATTACCAGTTGGTTTTAGCAGATCGCGGCAAATCCATTCTGATGAACGGAACGTCGCTAACCCTGACCATTCCGGCTAACTCATCTGTGGCCTTCCCGGTTGGCACAGTGGTTATTATCGTCAACCTCAACGCTACGGCGCTGTCGATTGGCATTACGACCGACACGCTGACGCTGGCTAATAGCACGACGACGGGCACCCGTACGCTGGCGCGTAACGGGTTAGCGACGTGCGTCAAGATTGGCTCGACCTCGTGGCTGATTAGCGGAGCGGGGTTGACCTAATGGGCGGCGCTACCCTAGCGGTTGGAATTGCAGGCACGACCGGAGGGGCCGGTGCGGGCGTCGTAGATTACTCGTCCGGCTCGGGTTCAGTCACGATTCCAGCCAGCGCTACGGGCGTTACCATTGAGGTTTGGGGCGCTGGTGGTGGTGGCGGCTACGGTACGGTCACGAACATTTTTGGCGAGTTTGCTTATGAGCCGCAAGACAACCCCGGTGGCGGCGGCGGTGGTGGTGCCTACGCTAAAACAGTGTTGGCTCTAACTGGCTCGGATGCTGGTAAAACCATCCTGTACACTGTTGGTGCTGGCGGCACAGGCGGTTCGCTTGGTGACGCGGTTGGCGGCGCAGGCGGTCAGTCAGTGGCGTATGCCGGGACGTATGCCCTGCCCGAAATGATTGCGACGGGGGGCTTTGGAGGCTACGGTGGTATTGGCATTTATGGGAGCCAGCAAGGCGCTGGCGGCACGGCTTCAGGCGGCAACACAACTAACACTAACGGCAATGGCGGGGCGGCGTTTACGCAAACGGGCGCGGCTGCGATTGCTGGCGTTGGCAGCCTTACTGGTGGCGCTGGCGGTAACGGTGGTGATCCGGTAGAAGGCGGAGATGCTGGCCTACCAGGAGCCGATGGCCGCGTCCGAATGGTATTTACCTTTTAGGTGACACATGGCAGTTAACGTCAAAGTTCTGATCCCGGCAAAAATTGCCGAGGCAAGTCAGACAACCCAATACACGGCGCAGAACGTGTCGGCCATTATCGACAAGTTCACGGCGACCAATTACAGCGCCTCGGCGGCTACCCTGTCGGTCAACCTTGTGACCCAGTTTGACTCGTCGGGCAACCAGAACTTGATCATTAAGCAGAAGACCCTGCTGCCGAGCGAGACGTACACGTTTCCCGAGTTGGTCGGCCATGTGCTGCAACCGGGTGGGTTTATTTCGACGCTGGCTGGCACGGCCTCGGCTATCAACATCCGGTCGTCGGGGCGAGAAGTCTCGTGACGGAATTAGCGACAATAGGCGCTCAAGCGTTGCAGTTATTCGGCAGCCCAGAAGAGGCCGAAACTGCCATGCTGCCTATGCCGCAAGTAGATTGTCCGGTAACGCACTACTTTGGACCCGGCGTTGCCATTAGAGAAGTGTTTTTGCCTGCCGGGACACTAGCAGTTGGGCATAAGCAAAAGCATGAGCATCTAAACATCTTGCTGCGCGGCAAGGTGGTTATGTTGCACGACGACGGCACTTTGCGAACCGTATCGGCTCCGCTTATTTACACCAGCGCACCAGGCCGCAAGATTGGTTACGTTCTGGAAGATACCGTTTGGCAGAACATTTATTCTACTGATTTGAAAGATGCCGACGAAATTGAAGCCGCGTTTATTGAAAAAAGCGAAACGTGGCAGCAGCATCAAATTGCAGACTTGGCGCAGCGGCAGTTTGGCCGTGCCGCTGATCGGCAGGACTTTGAGTGTTTACTAATAGAGTGCGGTATTTCCGCCGATGTTGTTGAGGCGCAGTCCGCCAACTTGGATGATCAAATCCATTGGGAGTGCGGAATCGTCCGAGTCCACGAATCCGAAATTCAAGGGAAAGGGTTGTTCGTTACCGCTCCCGTTCCTGCCGGTCAGGTGATTATGCCCGCTCGAATTGACGGCAAACGCACCCAAGCCGGTCGTTATGTAAATCATTCGTTAACGCCTAACTGCCGCATGGTAATGCGGGAAAACGGCGACATTGACTTGGTGGCGCTGGTAGACCTTGACGGATGTAAGGGCGGTAGCGTAGGGCAAGAAGTTACTATAGATTATCGGCAAACTTTGGCGCTATCTGGCGTCTATCTGCCGACGCAGGAGTTTGTATGTCAGCCATAGCAGCAGCAATAGCCACCAGCGCCGTCGTAGGCGCATACAGCGCTAAAAAGGGCGCGTCGGCACAGAAACAAGCCGCCGACCAGTCCGCTGAAGTTCAGCGCGAGATATTCCAGAAGCAAACGGAACTGGCCGAGCCATTCCGTCAGGCTGGCATTACCTCGCAGAACGAGTTGTTACGCTTGCTTGGTTTAGGCGGAGATACCGCTGCTCCAGATTACGGGATGCTGACTCGTGGCTTTACGCCAGAGCAAATGGAGATGGACCCCGGTTATGGCTTCCGTCTGCGTGAAGGCGAGCGTGCGTTAGAGCGTATGCAGGCTGCTCGTGGCAATCTGCTCTCTGGTGGCGCCATTAAGGCTGGGCAGCGCTTTGGGCAGGACTTAGCCTCACAAGAGTACATGAACGCCTTCAATCGAGCGCAAGCGCAGTTGGGTACGCGATTGGGCGCTCTTGGTAGCCTATACGGCGCTGGTCAGGCTGCTACACAGCAAGTGGCAGGACAAGCCGGGTCGTATGGCGAAAACGTCGGCAATTTGTTAATGGCTGGAGGAGCCGCTCGCGCTTCGGGATACGCTGGTATGGGAAATGCGCTAAATCAAGCGCTTGGACAGTACCTTAATTATCAACAAGGCCAGAATGTATTGAAGGCTTTGAAGGGATAAGTCATGCCTATTAACCCACAGATTTTTGTCCCTCAAGTCCAGCCGATGCAGTTGGAAAACCCGTTGACGTTGGCGCGAAACGCTATGGCGATTCGTGAGGCACAATCTACGATTGCCGCTAACCAACTGAAAACAGCCCGAGCGCAAGCGTTGCAGAATGTTCTTGCTGGAAAACCGGGTGAACAACGCGATCCGCAGTCAATTGCTAATACGCTGCTTCAAAGCGGGTTTCCCGAAGAAGCCAAACAAGTAATGGATTTTGCCACGTCCACGGGGCAATCACGAAAGGCAGGTCTTGAAGCAGAAGCCGCTCAGTTTGCGCTGCTTGGCAGCGAGGCTGGAGCCTTTGCTAATGATCCCGCATCACTTAACAAAGCGGCTATTCTGCCTTGGGCATCGGCGGCAGTGCAGCGTGGTTTGTTAACCCCAGAGGCATTTGCCCGGTTTGAGTCTATGCCTGACGATCCACGGCAGTTGCAAGCCGCTATGCGCCGACTTCAAGTGCAAGCATTAACGCCTGTGCAACAACTTGAAACTACCGTTATGCAGCAAGATTTGGGTGGCGAAACTCGTGCCCTTCGTGTGCCAAAACTTGGCGGTCCTGCTGAAGAAGTGTTTGGCAGCCGAGCAACTGTTACGGCTTCGCCAAACCGCCCTGTTACCAACATTATTACGGCAGCCGAAACTGAGCGCGCTAAAACCCTCGGTAAGGGCGGCGCAGAAGCAGAAATGGCTGAGTTCAATACCGTTAGAACAGCAGCAAGAAGTATTGGCAAGGATTACGAGACAATTAAGTTGCTTAAAGAAGGCAAGCCTTCTACCGGTATTACGGCTGAACTTGAACTTGGATTTAATAGGCTCAAGGCGGCTGCTGGCGGCAAGCCTGAAGCAATTGAAAAAGTTGCTGACACTGAATACTTGGAAGCGCTGCTTGGCTCCGACGTGTTTAATCAATTCCAAGCCCTTGGCGTTGGCGCTCGCGGCCTAGACACGCCTGCCGAACGAGAATTCTTGCGGCAAGTCATATCGGGTACTCGATCTTTGGATAAAGAAACTCTTATCCAAATGGCTGAAATGCGTGCCAAGTACAAACGAGAGTTGGTTGATGAATACAACAGCCGAATTGAATCCGGCGAGTTGGATGACTTCTTTAGAGACTTTGGTCGCAAGAAACAGTCATTTAAGTTACCTCCTCCGCCAGAGGTCACTGTTACCGGCCCAGGTGGCAGACCTCTTGGAACAACTGCCGAGCAGCCAATTAGGGTTAAAAGCCCAGAAGAGGCTCGTGCATTAAAGCCTGGAACCAGATTTATTACTCCTGATGGCCGTGAAAAGGTGCGGTAATGGCGCCTCCAGTAAAACCTCAAGACGATCCATATGCTGAGTTTGCCGACGCGCCTAAAACTCAGGACGTTACGGTAACGCGCATCGGAAACATGCAAATTGACCCGTATGCGGAGTTTGTTGATGCGCCCGAAGGCATCCCGCAGCGGCAAGGTCTTGACGCGCTATCCCAATACGCGGGCGTAATTAACCGCGCTATTGCTCCATATGCCACGGTTGGAATCGGCGGAACCGCTGTTGGCGGACCTCTTGTGGGGGCTGGCGCTATCGGCACGCTTGCTTTAACTGATCTTGGCGCCACATTGGCAAACCTTGGTTTGCAGGCCACCGGAACTGAAAAGCGCGTTCCTGTTCCGTCTGACGTAATTCGCGGCGGCTACGAGACGTTAATGCCGAGCGTGTTTCGTCAACCCGAGACAGCGGCACAACGATATACCGCAAGCGGAGTAGAAGCAGCCACTACTGCTCTTTCTCAAGCCAATGCTTTGCGCCAACTTGCACAAACATATGGCCCCGGCGTAACAAAAAATGTTCTTTCCATGATGGGGCGTGACCCAGCAGCACAAACAGCCGCTGGTGCTGGTGGCGCATTAGCGCAACAAGTAGCCATTGAAGAGTCAGAAGAAGGATCATTCCTTCGTAATCCGTTGGTGCTTTCCGCTGTGGGCGTGCTTGGGGGTATGAGTACCGGGCGACTTACCGCACGCGGTCCGCAAACACTTAAAGAGTTTTTTGGCAAAGGCACGCCATCTGAAGAGCAATTTTATCAGCAAGCCAAGAACCAATATAAGGCTCTTGATCAAGCAGGCGTTGTGTTTTCAGCAAACGCATACAATCGTATGCTTGCAAACTTAAAACAAAGATTGGCAGACGAAGGATTTACAGATCAGCCCGCGATTAAGGCTGTTGTGACTAAACTTGATAAATTTGCTAATCAAAATCGCAAGTTTACGGATATTGATACCGCGAGAAGCGATATCACTAAAACGCTTATTAAGTCGCAAGATGAAAACGTCCGACGATTGGGGCGCGAAATATCTGACGAACTTGATGACTTTGTTCTTAACGCTTCGCCAAACGACGTTATAACTGGAAACTTACCGCAGGCTCTTTCGCGCCTTACAGAGGCTCGTCGTTTGTGGGGGCAGGTTAGCCGAAGCGAACAAATGAGTGATTTGTTGCGGCGTGCAAAACTTTCAAAAAGCCCGCTTGACACTGCCGTTCGTGATCAGTTCCGTAGTTTCAAGAGAAACAATCCACGAGCGTACAACCGATTTTCTTCTGAAGAACAGGAGTTTATTGACCGCGTGATTGACGGCGGTAAAGTTGCCGAGGTTTTAACTGACGTTGGCGAAGCATTACGAGTTCAGCGATCACTTGGCGGCACGTTGTACGCAGGCGTCGGCGGATTGGCTACGCCGTTTGCGGCCCAGATTGGGCAACTTGACCCGCTCACTGCCGCAGGAATTATGGGCGGTATTGCGCTGACACGAGGAGTCGCAACCGGAACAGGCAACGTCCTTGCTGCTCGTCGCGCTCAAGCCGCTGCAAACGCTATGCGTGGGTTTAGGCAGGCGCCTTTGGCTCCGCTTGCATTACCAGCAGGACAAGCCGCTGTACGACCCGCTAACGACTTTTTAAGCCAGTCCGAAGTTCTTAACGCTTTGTCGGGGAGATAGTCATGCTGCAAGGCGCACTTAAGTCTAAGACTGTTTGGTGGAATGTCCTGCTTGCCGTCCTTGGCGGCCTTGAACTTGTAGGCGGTCACATGACCGTGCTGTGGGGGCAGGAAGTGGCTGCGGCGATCCTAATGGTCGGCGCTCTGGCAAACCTCGTGCTGCGGGCTGTCACCACGCAGGCGCTTTCGGAGAAGTGACGTGGACTATCAGGCGGCTTTTAACATTGCGGTGGCAGTTGCAGCAGCGTTTGGCGGTTGGACCTTGCGCTCGATTACGACGAGCCTAGAGAACCTTCAGCGCGACCACAAAGAGATGATGCACCAGTTTGTGCGCCGCGATGACTACAAGTCCGCCTTAGAACGTATCGAGCAAATCCTGACCCGCATCTGGGACAAGTTGGACGAAAAGGCCGACAAGTAATGAACATGCA